CCCTATAGTAATATGAGAGAGAGAGTAACTTAAGTTTTAACGTAAATTATTACCACTACGATTTATACTACTAAGCTATATAACGTAAGTCATAACTATAGTTACTCCCCTCAAGAATTACCCCTACTAGTTAAACCAAGAAGTATGTTCCCATAGATATAACTTACGTTGCAAGGTTCTTGCCGATTGACAGTAGGTGGTAATATCGACTACCCACTTAAGTTACCCTAATCTTGTCGTTAATAGCCCGTAGGGCGGAGACTATCGTTATGATCGCAGCACTACCCTACAGTAAATTAGTAGAGAAGCACATCTTGGACTGTATCCAAGGTGGCATTGGTATTCGTCAAATGATTGCCTCAATGCAACACCTACAGGATGCCCCAAAGTCTTTATCCACTATGTACAAAATCTATGGGTCGTTCATTGAGATGGAACGAGCGAAGATCAATGGTGCTGTCGGTAAGAAGGTCATAGACCAAGCCTTAGATGGTGACTTCAAATCACAAGAGTTATTCCTACGTTCTAAGGGTGGCTGGAGTCCAACACAGACTAACATTGAAGTTGAGCAAGAGACTGACCCTGAACTAGACGAGAGTGCTACTGCTACACTTATGTCGTTACTTGGATACAACACAGATGCCCCCGAAGAAGAAACAACCTGTACCTGCGAGAATGATAACTGCCGATGCTCTTAGGGGATTACCCCAGAGTAAAGTTAAGGACATCTTCGATCAACTAGGGCCACTCAAGACTGAGGAACTTAAGCATGACTGGATGTTTTGGGCGAGGGATAACCAGCTTGAGCCTAACGATCCCGATTGGAATGTTTGGTTTATTAATGCAGGTCGTGGATTTGGTAAAACTCGTTCTGGTGTAGAGTGGGTACGAGAGAATGTTAAACGTGGTGTCAAGCGTATAGCTGCTGTAGCTTCTACTAACTCAGATATTGAACGAGTTATGGTCAAGGGTGAATCTGGTTTCCTATCGGTATGCTGGAAGAACGATAGAACTTACAAAGGTAAGAAGATGGGGTTCCCTGAGTGGTCTCCAACTAAGCGTACACTTACATGGGAGAATGGAGCGCAAGTACAGTTCTTCTCCGCTGAGGAACCTGAGCGTCTCCGTGGTCCACAGTTTGAGTTAGCATGGTGTGATGAGACTGCTGCTTGGAACAAGGACATGGACACTTGGCAGATGCTACAGTTTTGTATGCGTCTGGGTAGACACCCAAGGATTATGGTTACGACTACCCCTAAGCCAACTAAACTTATTCGTCAGATACTCAAAGACCCTAAGACTGTAGTTACCTCTGGTAGTACCTTTGATAACTCAGCCAACCTAGCTACAACATACCTCACTGCTGTTAAAGAGCAATACGAAGGGACTAGACTAGGTAGACAAGAGCTTTATGCTGAAGTCCTAGAAGAAGCTCAAGGAGCCTTGTGGACTACAGTTATGCTAGATGACTGTTCAGTTAAACATGAGGCAGTCCCAGACCTTTCCCGTATTGTCGTTGCACTTGACCCCGCTGTTACCTCTAATGCTGAGAGTGACATGACGGGTATTATTGTCGCAGGTATTGACATTAACGGTATTGCCTATGTCCTTGGAGATTATACCGATAGGTTATCACCACAGGGTTGGGCAGCTAAAGCTATTCAACTATATCACCAATATGAAGCTGACCGTATTGTAGCGGAGGTTAACCAAGGTGGTGATATGGTCAAACAGACTATTCACGGAGAAGACCCTAGTGTACCATACAAAGCTGTTAGAGCTTCTCGTGGTAAGTTTGCTAGGGCTGAACCTGTATCAGCATTGTATGAACGTGGGTTGGTAAAGCATGTAGCTAATCCCCCTGATGGTGCTTCGTTAAACGAATTAGAAACACAAATGAGAACATGGGAACCACTAGGGTCGATTGGTTCCCCAGATAGACTTGATGCCTGTGTATGGGCAATTACAGACCTCTCACTTAACGGATATGCGAAACCCAAACTGACCCTCGCTTACTCAAGTGCTAAGGGACTTTCACAGAAATAATAATGGAACCTATCTCATGGTTAAGAAGCTCTCAGAAGCCAAAGCTAAGGCAACCCTTGGTGTAGCTGGTGATAACACACATAACGGTCAAATCCGTGCTGATGAGTTTCTCCCTGAACTGCGTGGCAAGAAAGCCATTCGCAAGTATCGTGAGATGCGTGACAATGATAGTACCGTTGGTGCTGTTATGTATTCTGTTGAGCAAATCCTTCGTGATGTTGACTTGCATGTTAACCCAGTTGACGAGAGTGATGCAGCTAAAGCGGAAGCTGACTTCGTTAAGAGCGTTCTTGATGACATGGATCATACACTAGATGACCACATTGCTGAAGCCTTGTCGTTTCTGTCGTATGGCTTCGGTTGGTTTGAGGTTATCTACAAGAGACGTGTTGGCCCTAACGAGCGTTCTGACAAGAAACATTCTAAATATACAGACGGACGTATTGGTGTACGCAAGATTGCTGCCCGTGCGCCTTGGACTATAAATAAGTTTGACGTAGATCAAAAGACTGGTGATGTTCTAGGTATTGAGCAATCAGTCGGGCTTATGGCAAGTAAGAACTATATCCCACTTAATAAGTCCTTGTATTACCGCACTACCTCAATAAATGGTGATCCAAGTGGCCGTTCTATCCTTCGTAACGCTTATACTTCTTACGAGTATCTTAATAATCTACAGTCAATTGAAGCTATTGCAGTGGAACGTGAGCTTGCTGGTATTCCTGTTGCCCGTATTCCTGCTGAATATCTTTCTGGGGATGCTTCTGTGGCACAGTCAGGCTTCGTCAACAACTTGCAGCAAATCTTACGAGACGTTAAATTCAACGAGCAAGGTTACATTATACTGCCATCCGACACCTACCCCGATAAAGATGGAGCGCCTTCCTCCACAAGATTAGTTGACATTGAGCTTATGGCATCCAATGGTAAACGCAACATTGACATCAATCCAATCGTTAGTCGTTACCAGCATGACATTGCTCGTTCTGTACTTTCTGAGTTTCTTCTGCTTGGTTCCTCTGGGGGTTCATATGCTCTCTCCAAGTCGAAGACAGACCTGTTCCTCCGTGCGCTTGAGAGTTACATCCAAGCAATCGTTGATGTTCTCAACAAACAGTTGGTCGAGCGTCTTTGGCAGTTGAACGGTCTGAATTATGACCTGATGCCAACTATCGAAGCTGGCGATGTTGCTCCACATGACTTGCGTGAAGTTGCTGCGTTCTTGCGTAACCTCAATGGCGCTAACATTGATGTGTCCTCGCACCCAGAGGTTGTTAAAGACCTTATGGACATAGCTGACTTGGAGTATGACCCTGAAGTTGGTCGTTCTACTACAGATGAGGAAGAAGCATAATGGCAACTTTAAACAACAGAGTCTTCGACAATGGACTTTCAGTATTAGACACTGAAGCTAACCGCTTGGACATTACCTCTCAGGAAGCTACAAGCTATACTGATGCTACCTCCACATCCACTTTAGGTAACTCATCTTCCATTTCCATTGCTGCCCCCTCAGACAGGTCTGGTGGTGGTCGTGAGGTAGTTGTAGCTTCCATAGCTGATGCCTCAGTTACAGGTAACGGTACAGCCACTCATTATGCAGTAGTTGACACAGTTAACTCCCGTCTTCTAGCCACAGGTTCTCTTACGGCAAGTCAAGTAGTTGCCTCTGGCAATACCTTTTCATTAGGATCGTTTACTATCGGTATCCCTGATCCTGCATAATAAGGTTATTTAATATGACCAGCAGGATTTTACAGGAAGACAGTGGCTTAATTCTCACGCAAGCCAGTGAACCTATCATAAACGAGAACTTTATTGGAGCTAACAGTTTTTCTACTGGCTCCCCAGTTGTTCAAACCTCTGCAATAACTCAAGTCCATGCGATTACAGCTACAGATGTAACGTCTGGTATTCCTACGGTAGGTAGTTCAGCCTTAACTCAGGCACATGGCCTAAGCTGCACCAACATAACTACAGGTGTTGTCTCCATACAGGCAGCTACGATCGCCCAAGACCACGATCTAACCTCTGATCTAATTGTCACTGGTGCGGCCATTGTATCAAGCACAAGTCTAAGCCAGTTATATGACCTAAGTGCAGTTAGCTTTATCACAAGTTCTCCTGTTGTAGCTAATGCCACACTCACAGAAAATGAGACAAACACCGCAGTTCCTATTCTGACTGGTGTACCAGAAGTTAACCCTACAGCAGTAACTCAAAATAATGTACTGTCGGCTAAGAGTATCCTTACTGGCAGACCTAACGTAGAAGACGCAAGAGACCCTAACTTAATACTTGAACAGGAAATAGATCAGATGTTTGGAGGATGGCAGAGACGTACATACGAAGTACCAGATGGTCGCCTAGTTCAGTCTGAGCGTGAGATACAGTCTACTTATGGTGATGTCGTATCTATCGACAAGAAAGCTAAGTCTCTCCTAAAGTTTGGCAAGTCAGCCCCATTAACTACGAACTCTCTACAGACCGTTTGGACAGTTGGTGGTAATGAAGTCTACATATCAGACGATGGCATCACTCACATCTCTTCCTCATCTGCCTCTGACACACAAGAGATTAGAGTTGAGGGTCACACAATCTCAGGTAACGATCTAACCTTTGTAGTGCAGACTGTGACCCTTAGTGGTCAGACTTCCGTTGCACTAACTACAGGTCTCGCAAGGGTATCCAGAATATCCAACAACAATGGAACTGAGCTTGTTGGCCGTGTGGTTGTGTACGAAGATACAGAGATAAATGGTGGTATTCCAACAGACGCAAATAAAATTCACATCGACATTCCTCTTGGCTTTCAGCAGTCTTTCAAAGCTGCAACATCCTTCAGTAAAGAAGACTATTATGTAATGACAGGTTTCTACGGTGCCGTTAGCGCCAAACAGTCTGCCGCAGTGGATTTTTACGTTGAGGTAAAAGAGCCTGATGGGGTATTCTTGCAGAAGGCTTGCTTTACTGCATCTTCATCAGGTGGAAACTCTGATATAAGTCTTGACCCCGCAATTATCATACCAAAGAACTCAGATGTTCGTGTACGTTGCGAAACATCAGACAACAACGCTGTCGTTTTTGGTATATTTAAAGGTTATCTAGCAAAGGTTACAAGTTAATGAAAGTTGGTTCTAAAGTCTCTTGGAATAGCTCTGGCGGAACTGCCCGTGGCATTGTCCGTGAAGTCGTCCGTGACGGTAAGGTGTCTGGTATCCCAGTTAAGGTCACAGGCACAAAAGAGGAACCTGCCGCTCGTATTGAGATCATTGATGACGAAGGTAAGCCCACAGGAACAATGGTAGGACACAAGCTATCAACCCTTCGTAAAGCACAATACGCTAACGACATCTTTACCACTGAGCCAGAAG